GTGTATGCGAAGTACGTCTTTTTCCTAGCGGGTGATTTTTGGCGTGGTTACAGAAAAAACGGGAGATCCTTACAAGCCGCTTACAAAACCAACAGAAAGCCGTCCTAAACCCCGCTCTACCACTGCATAACCGGGTCTGTAACCTGAGTTACAGCAAGTCCCCACCCTATGCCCCGAAAGCCTCCGCAGCCGGTGATGCCGGACAAGCTGGAGCGCTGGCCGATCGAGCGGCTGGTGCCCTACGAGAAGAATGCCCGGACCCACAGTGCTGAGCAGGTAGCGCAGATCGCCGCCTCAATCCAGGAGTTCGGCTTCACCAACCCCATCTTGGTGGCCAGCGATGACGGCATCCTGGCGGGCCATGGCCGGCTCGCCGCGGCCAAGGATCTGGGCCTAAAGGAGGTGCCGGTGGTGGTGCTTGACCACCTGACGCCGACACAGCGGCGGGCCTACGTGCTGGCGGACAACAAGTTGGCGCTTAATGCGGGGTGGGATGTTGACATGCTCACCGCTGAGATGGAGGGGCTGCAGGCGGTGGAGTTTGATCTGGGCCTGCTCGGCTGGTCAGTGGATGAACTGAGCGGGTTGCTGGCGCCGGAGGTGGATGAATTAGACGGCATGCCCGACCTGCCATCAGGCGACCGCGAGCCTATCCAGCAGATGACCTTTACCCTGCACGACGATCAGGCCGAGATCATCAAGGAGGCGATCGCCAAGGCAAAGGACATGGGGCCGTTTCCCGACACTGGCAACGAGAACAGCAACGGCAACGGCTTGGCCAGGGTGGCTGAGTTGTTTCTGAGCTGGGGTGGCGATCATGGGCTCAGCTAAGGATTTGCGGGTGGCGCCGATCAGGGCCACCGATGCAAACAAGTTGGTGCAGCGCCTGCACTACAGCGGAAAGGTGGTGCCGAATAGCCAAGTCCATCTAGGAGTGTTTTTAGGCAACCGGCTAGAGGGTGCAATGCAATTTGGCTGTTCTATGGACAAACGCAAAACCCAACAACTTGTAGAAGGAACATCGTGGAACGGTTTTATTGAGCTTAACCGCATGGCTTTTAGCGAAAGTTTGCCGCGCAATAGTGAAAGCAGAGCTATTGCAGTTGGCATGAAACTGCTTAAAAAATCTTATCCCCATCTTGAGTGGGTTGTCAGTTTTGCGGATGGCGCTCAATGCGGCGATGGCACAATTTATCGAGCCAGTGGCTTTCTGTTGACTAGCATTAAACCTAATAAGCAGATTTTAGAGTGGAACGGTCAACGCATCGCAAAAAAAACACTCGATAACCAAAACTATCCCCGGCCTGGCGGCAAATACTTCAGTCGGTATTTGCTGGAGACTGGACAAGCAAAGCCCATCCCCGGCTTCCAGCTCCGCTACATCTACTTCCTAAACCCAGCCGCCCGCGAGCGGCTAACCGTGCCGATCCTGCCATTTAGCAAGATTGCCGAGATGGGCGCCACGATGTATCGTGGGCAGGGCATGCGTCCGAAGCAGGCGACTCCTGGGTCCACCAGTGAGGCGGCGGGGCAGAACCGACCCGGACGCTCCAAATGAACCTCGAAGGCTACGCCAAGCACCGCAAGGCGCGGGGCCTCCGTGGCACCAGCCACGTGGCGGTGCTCAAGGCGATCGACACCGGCCGCCTCACCGAGCCCGCCGTGCGCAAGGTGAACGGCCGCTGGCAGATCGACGCGCCCCTAGCCGATGCGCAGTGGGCCGGCAACACTAACAACATGCCCGACAGCGGCACTGAGCTGCCGGAGCCGCCAAACACCCGCCAGCCGCATCCGGAGGGCGGCGGGCCATCGCTAGCCCAAGCCAAGCGGGCGAAGGCGGTCTATGAGGCGGAGCTGACCCGGCTAGAGCTGCAGAAAACCAAGAAGGAGCTCATCGGCGCCGATGAAGTGCGCCAGGAAGCCAGCCGCCTCGGCCGCCAGGTCCGCGACCTGCTGCTGACCATCCCCGGCCGTAATGCCGCGAAGGTGGCCAGCATGCAGGACACTCAGGCGGTGCGTGATCTGCTGGAGGCCGAGATCACCAACGCGCTCAGGGGGCTGCAGCATGAGGCCGCTTGACGCCGCGACGATCTACCGCCAAGCCTTTATCGAGGCCCTACAGCCGCCGCTCGACCTGACCGTCAGCGAGTGGGCGGATCAGAACCGGATCCTGACCCGCCGCAGCAGCTCCGAGCCCGGCCAGTGGCGCACCGACCGGGTGCCCTACCTGCGCGAGCCGATGGACCTGCTCAGCCCGCGCGAGAAGCGCATCAAGCGGGTGGTGCTGCTGTTCGGATCACAGACCGGCAAGACCGAGGTGGGCCTCAACTGGCTGGGCCGCACCATCGCCCTAGACCCGTCGCCGTTCCTGGCGATGTTCCCCACCGAGAGTTTCGCCAAGCGCCAGATCCGCCAGCGCCTCACGCCGCTGTTCACCGACTCCCCGGCGGTGGCGGCGAAGCAGATCAGCACGAAGTCCAGGGACGCGGCCAACGCCATGTTCCTGAAGGAGTTTCAGGGCGACATGCTGGTAAGCATCATCGGCGGCAACAGCGGTAGCGCTGCGCAGGGGATGCCGGCGCAAAACGTCTGGGCTGATGAGGTGTCATCCCTGCCGCTGGAGATGGATGACAAGGGCGACCCGCTGGAGAACGCCGAGGCCCGCCAGACCAACTTCCCCGACCGCAAGGCGCTGGTCACCTCCACCCCCGGCAGCCGCGGCGCCTGCCGCATCACCTCCGAGTTCGAGGTGCGCAGCGACCGCCGCCGCTATGGCGCCCTGATGCCCTGCTGCGGCGGCCATGCCGTGATTGAGTGGCCGCACATGGTATGGGATAAGCGCGACGGCGAGGTGTGGTGCCAGTGCCCACTGTGCAATGAACGGGTGGCGCAGCACCACAAGACCGCCATGCTGGCCGGCGGAATCTGGACACCTACGGCCAAGGGCGACGGCGAGACGGCAGGCTTTCACCTGCCGGGCTGGTATGCGCCGTATGGCTGGCTGAGCTGGGAGAAGATCCGCGATGAGTTCCTGCGCGCCAAGGCGGACCCGCTGCTGCTGAAGGGCTGGGTGAACAAGCGGGCCGCTGAGGCCTGGGAGGATGAGAGCCTGGCGAAGGTGAGCGCCGATATCTTGATGGCCCGCGTCGGCGGCTACGGCCACGGCACCTGTCCCGAGGGTGTACTGGCGGTGCTGATGGCGGTGGACGTGCAGGATACCTGGCTGGAGGTGTCTGTGTGGGGCTACGGCCGCGGCAAGCCTGAGCAGGCCTGGCGGATCTGGCACCAGAAGATCGAGGGCGACCCGGGGCAGGATCACGTCTGGGATCAAGTGACGACGATCCGTGAGATCGAATGGCCGCACGCAAACGGCGGCAAACTGAAGGCGATCCACTGCGCGGTTGATACCGGCGGCCACTACACCAGTGAGGGGTATGACTACTGCCGCCGGTACGCCAAGGAAGGCGTGGTGGCCATCAAGGGCAGCAGCCAAAAGAACGCGCCGCCGCTCGGCAAAGGCTCAAAGCAGGACGTGACCTTCAGGGGCAAGACCGTGAAGGGTGGCGTCACGCTCTACATGATCGGCACGCACGCAATCAAGCGGACCATCTACAGCCGCCTCAAGATTGAAGAGCCCGGCGACGGCTACATCAACTTTGACGATGCCACCACAGAGGAGTATCTGCAGGGCCTCACGTGTGAACGGCTGCAGCCGCGCTACGTCAAAGGGTTCCAGGTGCTGGAATGGGTGAAACCCTCCGGCGCCCGCAACGAGCCGCTTGACCTGAAGGTGTACTGCCTGGCGATGCTGGAGCTGCTCAAGCGCCGCTACAACCGCGCCACCATGTGGGACCAGCTGGAGGCCCAACTGGCGGCCTCGGTAGGCTCTAAGCAAGAACCCGCGCCGCGCACCCGCCGCCGGAACTTCAGCCTGAGGTACTGACGATCGCATGAATCCAGCCGATCTCTACACAGGCGACCGGGTGAAATGGCTGGAGACCAGCGCTCCAGCTGAGGCCACTGCCCTCAAGGTCTGGCTGCGCAGCACCACCGCGGGTGCCGGCCTGGAGCTCAATGGCACGGCGGCCGATGGCGGATGGGAGGTGGTGATCCCCGAGCAGGCCACCGCAAACATGACCTCTGGAGATTGGCAGCTGCAGGTGGTCGCCACCGTTGATGGTGCGCCGTTGACGGTGCGCCGCGGCGACCTGACAGTGCGCCGCGGGATGGCGTTCACCGGCACGCCTGGGACATTTGATGACCGGAGCCAGGCTGAGCGGGACCTGGCAGACGTGGATGCCGCAATCCGCGCCCTTGCCACCGGCGCGCAGGAGTACCAGATCGGCAGCCTGGGCAACGGCGGCCGGAAGGTGGTGAGGGCTGATCTGGCGGAGCTGATCAACCTCAGGGACCGACTCGCCGCGCAGGTGGCCCAGGAGAAGCGAGCCCAGTCCCTGGCCAGCGGCACCGCCACCAGCCGCAAAATCCGCGTTGCCTTCCGATGAGCATGTTCAGACGCGCCCGGCGATTGATGAACCGGATCTGGCAGGCCGGCCCCGGCCCTCGCGCCAGGCGGCTGCGGGCGCACGGGCTATCCCAGCACTTGGGCGGCCGACTGCTGGGCGATATGCCAGCGGTCTACCTCGACCCGCAGGCGATGCTGCGCGGCGGGCTAAAGGAGATCCGGGCAAAGTCTCGTTACCAGGCGCTGCTGAACCCGTACGCCAGGCGTGCGATTCGGAGCCTGCAGATCAACATCGTTGGCGCCCGCGGCGTGCAGATGCGCGGGCAGATCCCTCTGGGCGGCCGGAGCAACCCCGCTGCCGGACGAGCTCGCGCAGAGTCTGCCCAGCAGATCGCAGCGCTGCTCTCCCGTGGCCGCACTGGCGGGGAACTCGACGCGGCGCTGGACCGACTGATCCTGGCGCAGACCGCAATCGAGCGGGACGAAGAACGAAACCAGATCCTGGAGGCGAAGTGGCGGCAGTTCTGCAAGCCTGGCAACTTCGACCTGTCCGGGCGTTACTCGTTCCACCAGTACGAGCTGATGATTGCCGGCGCCTTCGGCTCCCATGGCGGGGCGATGGTGCGGATCATCCGCGAATCGGCCACAGGCAACCCGAACGCTGAGCAGCTGTGCTTCGAGCTGCTGAGCACTGACCAGCTGGATGAGGACTACAGCGGAGGGTCTGACCGGCCTGGCCACTTCTGGCGGATGGGCGTTGAAACGAACGACCGCCGGGGGGGCCGGGTGACGCGCTATGCGGTGCTGCGCCGACACCCGGGAAACATGGATCCGGGCGATCCGCGAAGCATGGAGCCGAAGCACATCTTTGTGGATGCGCGGGACCTGCTCCACATCTTCATCCCGGAGGAAATCGGCCAGCTGCGCGAGATCCCCCACCTGGCGCCGGTACTGACCACGATCCACAACCTGAACGAATACGAGAAAAGCCACTGGACCCGCAAAAGAATTGCGAACAACATCCTGGGATTCATCGAGAAAAAGCAGCCCGATGATGCGCCGCCCAACTCATCCCTGGCCGACGAAAAATCCCAGGCCACCGGCGAGGTGCTGTCGAACTCATCGCCTGGCGAGTGGATTGAGCTGTTCCCCGATGAGCACCCGGTGCCGCCTCAGCTTGGCCCGGACGACAACCAGTATGAGACGGTGCTCAAGACTATGCTGCGCCGGTTCTCGACGGGCTTTACTGCTAGCTACTCAGCGATCAGCGGTGATCATTCAGACGCCAATTACAGCTCCATGCGAGAAGAGAAGCTGGAGATCCGCGACTGGTACAAGGTTGTGCAGTCGATCTTCATCCAGCAGTTCCATCAGAGAGTGTTCGAGGAATGGGTTGACGCTGCCACATTGGCGGGCGTGCTGCCGGTGGAGCTGTTCGCCAACTACTGGAACGAGCCGGAGCTATACACGGCGCCGCGCTGGCAGGCCCGGACATGGGGGTGGGTAGACCCGGCCAAGGAGATGCGGGCCTACAAGGATGCCCAGGAGATGGGCCTGCAGAGCACCTCCGACCAGATGGCGGAGCTCTACGGCACCGACCTGGAGCACACCTGGGCCCAGATCGCGTACGAGGTCGCATTGCGCCGACGGCTGGGCCTGTCGCAGCCCGCAGCGTCACAACCTGCCCTGGCGCCGCAGCAAGAGCCAGCCCCTGAGGGTCCATAGCCTGAGGCTAGAAACTGCTCGGGTTGTATGTCTGGCGTGATGATCAAGGCTGCAGCCGAAGGGGCCGCCTTGGAGCTGGCCCTGATCGGTGAGGTTGGCTGGGAGATCAACGCATCGGTGCTCCAGCGTGCGCTGGTAGGCAGAACCGAGGATCTCACGATCAACCTGTTCAGCTACGGCGGTGATGCGATCGAGGGGCTGGCCATTTACTCGATGCTGGCGAGGTACCCCGGCAAAAAGCGGATGGTGATTGACGGCGTGGCCGCGTCGGCTGCATCGGTGATCGCCATGGCAGGCGATGAGATCGTGATGCCCGAGTCGTCATTCCTGATGATCCATGAGGCATGGGGTCTTGCGATCGGCGGTTCTGACGATCTGCGCCAACAGGCTGATCTGATCGACCGCATCAGCACCGCCTACCGCCAGGCCTACTCCGCCAGGTCTGGAATGAGCGATGAGGACGTGGCGTCGCTGATGGCCGCCGAGTCATGGCTGACTGCTGCAGAGGCCGTGGAGTTTGGTTTCGCCACTGAGGTGGCCCTGGCCCGCGAGATCCGCAGCGCTGCTGTTCCTCGCGGCCGGTTCGCCAAGGTGCCCCAGGCCTTGGCGTCGCTGGTGGAGTTTGTGGAGCCGAGCCGCCCGAAAGCGCAGGCGGCCACTGTGCCAGTTGAGGCTGCAGGCGATCAACAGGGCGTAGATCCACTCGCAGCCGTTAGCGAAAGCGAGACTGATGAGCAAGTGCAGGAGGTCCATAGCCTGAGCTCAGGTACGCAACCTGCACCTGTCCCCATGACGATCACCAACAACGAAGCGGCGGACCGGGAGGCAGCCGCTATTCAAGCGGAGCGCGACCGGGCCCGCACCATCCGCAATATGTGCGAGCAGTCCGGCGCTGGCATTGAAAAGGCCGAGGAGTACATCAACTCTGGCGCTGATGTCGGCAAGGTCCGCGAGGAGCTGTTCGCCCTTGTCACTGGCAAGGAAAAGCGCAGCATCACCAGCCGCCTGCAGGATTCCGGCGATGGCCTGCTCGGAATGAGCGACCAGGAAGTCAAGAGCTACAACATCCTGAACGCCATCCGCCACTTCTCCGACCCGACCGATGTGCGCCTCCGCGAGGCCGCTGGACTGGAGCTGGAGGCGTCCGCTGCTGCAGTGAAGCAGTCCGGCCGCGAGCTGCAAGGCTCGTTCCGTATTCCTGCAGACGTGATGATCGCCCAGATCCCTGGGATGGGCGCTGGCCGCAAAGGCATTCGGGCTGATCAAACCGCTGGCGGTTTCACCACTGGCGGCGCACTGATCGATACCGATCTGCTGGTCGGCTCGATGATTGAGCTGATCTACAACCGCCTGTCCATCACCGCTGCTGGCGCCACTGTGCTGAGCGGCTTGGTGGGCGACATTGACATCCCCAAGGAAACCTCAGGCCCCACCCATTACTGGGTCGGCGAGGGCCAGGCCCCGGATGCGTCGGAGGTCTTGGTTGGCCAGCTCAGCCTGACGCCCAAGACCGTAGGCGCCAAGACCGTGCTGACCCGCCGGTTCATTGGTCAGACCTCATTCTCTGCCGAAGCTTGGGTCCGCAGCCACCTGAGCCGCAAGGTCGCCCTTGGCATTGACAAGGACTTCCTGTATTCCACCGGTGGATCGAAGCGCCCCTTGGGCCTCCGTTACACCGATGGCGTGAAGACTGAAACGCTCACTGGCGGTCAGACCAAGACCATCAACAGCGTCAGCTACAACTTTGGCACCTTCCTCAACCTGGTTGAGATGGAGACCAAGGTGAGTCTGGCGAACCTGGATGTGCCCAGCATGGTCTACATGATGAACGCCCACGCTAGGGGCGTTTACAAGACCACCCTGGAAAACGCCCAAAGCGACTTCTACATTCTGCGGAACAACGAGATCAACGGCTATCCGGCCCTGATGTCCAACCAGCTGGAGGTGAACAACAGCCTCTTCGGCGATATGTCGCAGATCCTGCTGGCGTTCTGGAGCGGCCAAGACATCGGCGTGAATCCTTACAAGTATCAGGATTCGGGATCCGTCGAGATCAGCATCCTTCAGGATTGCGATTTTGGCGTTCGCTACCCCGAGGCCTTCGTGTTCGGTATCTGATCATGCAAGTCGAGATGCTTGATTCAATGGTGATCAATCGCCAAGATCGCAAGATCGGCGAAGTGGTCACTGTTGACAACGATCTGGGCCTTCACATGATCCGCAACGGCTGGGCGGCTGAGCACGTCGCTCCCGCCCCAGCCGCCGAGCCCGAAGACGAATCCCCCCGCCGTGGCGGAAAACGGCGCACCACCTACAACAATCCCGAGCTCAGCACGAGCACCCAGCCCCCCACGGAGGATCCCTGACCATGGCTATCAGACAACGCAACTTGGAGGCACTGCACAGCGTCACCATCCTGGCCCCTACGACCGTGTCGGCCGCCAATGACACTACCGCCATTGACTGCTCTGCATTTGATGGCGATGTGTGCCTGATCCTCACCGCCCCTGCCAGCGCGGCTGGCAGCGCCATGAAGGTGAAGGCGCAGGCCGGCAGCGCATCCGATGGCAGCGATGCCGTGGATGTAACCGGCGGGGCATTCCCCGACCTGGCCACTGTCGCCTATCACCAGCGACTGGCACTGTCCAAGGATGATCTTCCGGCCTATTTGCGCCTGCGGTTTTTCGATGAAACCGGCACCTACAGCGCTGCCGTGAGCTGCGTTGCGGTGGGCGTCAAGAAGTACCGTCCCTGACCATGATCCAGGAAATCCCCGATGATTTCCTGCTGGCTGACTTCGGCTCCAGCGTCACTGCTGGGGCCGTTGTTGGTTTGGGGTTTATGGACCGCGCCAGCCAGATCATTATGAATGACAAC